CGGTGACTTTGAGGTGGATGTCAAGTCCTCCACAGAACTCCGAGCCAACCAGATGACGGCAAACAACCTTGAGAAGTTGTCGGTTGAGGCGGGACAGAACCAGATGTTGGCAGAGATGCTGAACATGGATCAGCTTACCCGCGCACGACTCACCAATTACAAGGTGCCCAACAACGGGATTGTCAAGTCCGAGGAACAAGTCCAACAGGAACAACAGGCCAAGGCACAACAGCAACCGCCTCCTGACCCCAACATGGTCAAGCTCCAGATTGAGCAAGGCCGGTTGGATATGGAATCTAAACGACTTGAGCTTGAGGATCGCAAACTCCAGTTCCAGATGGAGCAGGAGATGCAAAAGTTCCAGATGGAACAGCAGACCCGACAAGAGCAAATCCAAGCCCGTCGTGAGGACTACCAAGCCCGTATCATCCAAGCCAATATCGAGAAAGAAATCGAGATGTTGCGCCTTGCCCAGCGGGATACCGAAGTCCGAACGAAGATTATGGCTGACCTTGAGAAGAACAATATGAACCTTGAGACTCAGAAGTTCTTGAAGGGTATGGAAATCAACGATAACGCCCAAGACCGCCTCATCACTCAACGTGAATTGCTGGTCAAAGAGCAAACAGGGTCGGGGATTTAACCTATGGCTACCGTCGTCGTAGACGGATTTGTGGTTGATACCGAGAGTGGAGCCTTCCATTGGCTCCGTTCTCGCTTGATGACCGAGCAATCCAACGTACAGAAGCACATCGTAAGAGATATGTCAGAAACAGACACGGCCAAGTTACGGGGCCGGTCTCATCTTGTCCAAGACTTGTTGAAAGATATGGATAAGTTGTCCAATCCGTGACCATTGCCCCCTATTTAGGCGGCCAAAGGAGTAGAGTATGACTGAGAGCACCGAAGAAAATAATGAAATAACACTTGACAAAGCGCAGGAGATGTACTATAATGCGCACCAAGAAGGGAACACTGAGCTTATAGCAGAGGCACAAGCTCTCCTAGACAAGCACTTTGATTCTCTTTCTGGTAACGAAAAGGCTACGCCAGTGCCGGAGGTAACTCCCGCAGCAGAGCAGCCAACGGAAACAGTATCGGAACCCACGAGTCCGGGAGTTGCCCAAGAGGGTGAACCTGCCAAGGAAGGCGGGACTTCTAACGAGGACTTCTTAAAAGGGTTGCCGGATAACATCCGAGGTAATGTCGAACAACTGATTGCACAGAATCAGTACCTAGAGCAATACCGACGTTCCAACGAAGGCCGTGTCGCAGCCCTCCAGCGTAAAGCGGATGAGGCAGCTAAGAAGGCTAAGGAATTGGAGGTAGCAAAGGCGCAGGTAGTTCCTGCCCCAGACGCTAACACCATTACCAACAAGGAACTAGAGGCTCTTGAGCGTACTGACCCCGAGATGGCGCAAGTCATCAAGGCGGAACGTGCTGCGATCATTGCCCAAAATACCAAACTCTCCGAGGAAATGAACCAGATCAAAACCCATCTCTCCGAGATGCGGGAACGACAGGTTCAATGGGAACAAGAACGAGTCGTTGAAACTGCACGACAAGAGCTTGATCGGATAGTCCCCGGTGCTACTCAGATTATCGACTCTCCCTTCTGGGCTGAGTTTAAGAACACGCTTAGTCCCGCGTGGAAAGAGGTACTCGATACCTCCAACAACCCACAAGACTACGCGAACATGATGCCTCTATACTCTCAGTGGGCTGAGATGTATAACCGCGCACATGGGTTCTCCCAACCAACGTCTGCTAACGCTGTGAGTACACCAGCACAGGCTGCGGTTGATCCAAGGGCGGCACAAGCCCAAGCCAATCGTCAACAGAACCTAGCAACAGGCAATGCTGTCTCTGGCAAACCGGCCACGCCGCAAACCCGAAAGCCCACAATCGAAGAACTCTTTAAGAACCCCGAACTCTTGGCACAAGAACAAGACCGGATTCTCAAAGAGGAAATAAAACGGTTGGGTATTAACCCGATCTACTAAAATCAAGGAGGATTCATAAGTGTCTAATTCATTTATTGCCTACGACAGCGCTAGTCTCGAACAGCGCGTAGCCGTATATGCTGTACCGAAAGCCTTGGCAAATGCTATTCCGTGGTTGTTCCTCGAAAAGCACGCCAAGAAGGAAATGCTCCCGAAGAACAAGTCGGACACGTTGAAGTGGAAGCGTTTTGTCCCGTTCAATGTGGACACTACCAGTTTGATCGAGGGTGTCACCCCTTCGTTTGACAACTTCCAGATGGAAACCGTCACCGATACCATTGACCAGTATGGCAAGGTTGTCGCTGTGTCGGATAAGTTCCACGATCTGCACTCGGACGCTGGCCTGAACGATATTTCTGCGGAATTGGGTAAGAATATCGGTGCAGTCCGTGAAGCCCTTAGCTGGGAAACTGTCCGCGCTGGTACACAGGTCATCTACTCGGGTACGGCCACGTCTCGTATAGGTGTCAATGACATTGTTACCCTGAATCAGGTTCGTCAGGCTACTAATATCCTGTCGTCTAACCACGGCGAGTTCCTTGCCAAGATGATTGGCGCATCGGCTAACACGGCGACTGAGCCGGTTGCTCCGAGCTTCATCGGTGCTGGTTCGCGTGATCTGGACGGTGACTTGCGCGATCTGGACAAGTTTGTGGAAGCCCACAAGTACGGTCAACCGGGCGCTGCACTGTCCGAGTATGAGATCGGTGCTTGCGAAGGTGTCCGCTTCCAGTTGACCCCGCACCTCAAGCCCTTCTTGGGCGCTGGTGACACCAGCATTGCCGGTATCCGTTCGGAAGGCGGTGTGCGTGCGGACGTGTATCCGCTGGTTATCATGGCTAAGGACTTCTGGGGTATCACCACTCTGGCTGGTTCGGATTCGGTCAAGGTCACTATTGTGCCTCCGGGCAAGGCGTCGGTTGGTAACGAGCTTGGTCAGAAGGGCTTTGCTTCGTGGATCATGTACTTCTGCGCTACTCGTTTGAACGAGCGTTGGGGTGTCCGTATCGAAGCCGCCGCTTCCGATTTCTCGGCCTAATAACAAGGAGATTTGAAAGATGGCTATTTTTGCAAGTAACCTGATGAGCAACGGCGCGTTGGTACGTCGTGCCACTCGGGAGGGCACTCTTAACGAGTTCACGGGTAAGATCGTTGTCAAGAGTGGTACAGCGGTTGGTGCGGGTTCTACCTTCGTGATTGGTCGCTTGGCCTCGAATCACTTGGTGAAGTCGATCACCATCCAGTCCTCGGCTCTGGACGGTGCCACCACCCTGACTGCCACGGCGGGTTATCTCAAGCCCACGGTCAACCCCTTCTTGGCGTACAACGCCTCCACCAACCCGTACACTGATGACGCCGTTGCGACGGCTGACCCGGATGCGTACGCGGTTACTGGCACGATTCAGGGTATCCTTCGTGCTGGTGGTGTGTTGACTGTCACCCCGGCTGTTGCTCCGGTCTCGGGTGTTGTTGACGTGGCGCTGACCATTGTCCTTGCTCCGGCAAGTGATCCCGCGACTGACCGCACCTTGACGGTGACGGTTGAGTACATGGGGCCGCTGCCGACTCCGGGTGAGACTTCGGGTGCTGACGCCTACACCTACACTGAAACCTTCTACACCTAATACCTAGGTTGTAGTTTCCCAAGGGGAGGAAGGGTCAAACCTCCTCCCCTTTTTTCTAGCAGCGAATTGCTGCCTTGTCTTTAGGAGACCGAAACAAATGAGTACGAATGAAAGCACAATGACGATTGGCGAACTGCGCGCTACGGCTAAGGCTATGGGTATCCAAGCCAACCGAGAATGGCGAGCAGAGGATTATCAGGCCGCTATCAACAGCAAGCGCGGTAATCGCATCTACGCCACCGTCATAGACGACACAGAAAACCCGATCAAAGATGGCTGTGCTCGTATCAAGATTCAGAACCAACCCGGATTTAACGGCCCTGTCGATGTCGTGGTCAACAAGTTCAGAACGGCTATTCCCCGCGAGGTGTGGGTGGATGTTCCGATTGAAGTCGTGGATGGCTCACTGGCTAACAGCCTAGATTATGAAACCCGCGAAGTAAACAACACGACTGTCCGCACCCCCGTTAAGGCGTATCCTTGGGTTGAGTTGGGCCGGAACAAGTTGGCTGATGGTAAGTCGCTTATCGCAGGTTCCAACTCTCCCGAGACCCAATCACTGCGTCAGCAGTATAAGTCAATCTTTGGACGTTGGCCGACTACGGCACTGTTCCGTCAAGCTCAGTCTCAGTTGGCTGAGTTGAAACACAAAGCTCTCTTTGCTCCCGAGTCCTTGACCCCTGAGCAGAGGATTATTCTCGGTATCAAATAAGGAGTAACGAGTGAACTACCTGCAACTCGTCAACAAGGCTATCAACCTGTCCGGTGTAGAGCTTGACGATCTAACTAGCTCTAACTTTGCATCTACCACAGATTCTTTGTCCAAGAAGTTCAAGACCTTTGTGGCGGACGCTTGGAAAGACATTCAGTTGGAACGTGACGAGTGGGAGTTCAAGTCGGCTCAAACCTTCGCTAACGTGTATCCCCGCCTCTTGATCGAGGACGGGGATCGCCCCACAGCCCCTCCAGCGAACGCGGAGTACGAGGGTGATACCACCACAGCCTCCATTGTTGTCATCGACTCTACGCTCCTCTCAGGGACGTGGGGAACTGGTACAGCAGAGGCATGGTTAGACCTAGATGATTTGAGTATATCCTCTATCATGCTAGGGGAAACCTTTGATGAAATTGATCCCGACCCTTTGAACCTCAACGTGTTCAAGGTAAAGGACTTAGGACGGTATGACCTGCTAGGGGACATCTCTGACGCTTACGAGATCAACAAATCCTCGTTCTCAGTCCAAGGACTGGACACATCTGATAACCTAGCGTTGAAGTGGATTTCTTGGGCAGAGTATCAGCGGCAGATTCTACCGGGTAACGGTTCGTTTGGAACCCCACGGTTCATTACCGAAGCACCCGACGGAACCTTCCAACTTTTCCCACATCCTAACAAGGGATACCGAGTTTCTTTCGAGTACACCAAGGCACCACAGACGTTCACCGACTACGACGATACCCCGATAGGTCTTGCCGTACAGTACCACGATGCGATTGTCTACCGAGCCATGAAATACTATGGCGACTACGACAGCCAGCAAGCGGTGTGGGCCAGAGGTGAGCGAGGGTGGCGACTAATGAAAACTCGGATGGAGAAGAACTTGATGCCGACACCCACATGGGGAGTAAACATTTATGATGCAACCCGATTCTAACATTGCTATTCCCCAACTTGAGCCTGATTCAATCCCCCTTTACGGGGGGTTGGACTTCACTACCAATAAACTCCAAGTGGACAAGGGAAGCCTTCTCGACTGCCTTAACTACGAGGTAGTGGATAAACTCGGATACCAAGAGGTGTCAGGATTTGTTCGTTTCGATGGGCGTATTTCCCCTGACCAATTGGAGTTTTTTTATTTCAAGTATGCGTTACCGGGAACAGGGCCGGTTGCTGGATTTCAGTTCTCCGTTGGAGGGGAAATCATCGGAGTATGTGTTGACACCTTCACAGTAGACTCAGGGGCTAACCAGCTTGTAGTGTACGCAAGGGTTAGCGCAGATAGCTCAGTAGCAACAGGTAATGTGATTGTTCCTATTATTAGTGCAACGACCACCTACCCCGGCGTAACGGCTATAACCAACTCCGCACCATACTCGGAGTACACAGCCAACCTTTCTACCCAAGATGCCGAGGGGCTGTACGACCGCCTAGCTACACTCAACGATGAGTTGAAGGATCGTATTACCGATCTACACTCTACCCCGATTGGGCTACATTGGTACAGGGATAAACTCTACGCTGTCGTCAACGAGGTTCAGTTGGCATTTGAATCAGGCGGGACAACCGAGATAACACCGAACATGGTAATGTGGGATAGCAATGCGTATGCTGCCCGGATTCTCCACGTTGAAGTCACCAGTGGGGCGTGGGGAACCGGCGACGCATCTGGTACGATGCTGATTGAGCCGTTGGATTTCACATACTTTGGTACAGAACAGAACTCTGGAAACTACCCTCCCCCCGATTCTGGAACAATCAAGATATGGGATAATGAAGTTGACCAAAACGTACTAATAGCTGACGCCCTTACAGCGAGAGAGTTGTCGTCCTCTGACAGCCAGCCACAATACGCAACCCTGTGGAGAAGTAAATCAGAAACGAACTTATCTACCAAAGAGTCAGTTATCGGCTACGGATGGGAACGCATCTCCCCCGGCTGGGAGGTAGACTTCATCGACGGATTCTCGGATACAGGTTCCTTCCGAAAGATTGAACGATCAATCTCCAACAACTTCACCTACGACACGGGCAACACATCCACACTCCCCGATGGATTCCAGCATGGGGCGGTGATCTCTAACTTGGTTCCAAGTACGGTGGGTAGCTTTTCCTCCGCAGCGGGACTAATCTCAGAGGGATACACGGGGTGGAGAGACTCAACCTCAGGGGCTTCCCCTAAAGCGTTCGTGTCCGATACCACGTCCATTGCAACCAACGACACCGACTACATCTTCGGTGATGTGTGGGGGCGGATTAAGACAGCATCGAACGGGGGTATCCCCTACATGAACCCCTCAGGGGAAGATGGTGTATACGATGCAGCCAACACCTTCTTTGACCCCTCTGTACCCGTCATCTCCGATGCACGTATTGCCAACGGACGAGCACCGCTGTTGTTCTACAACTTCGGTACTTTGTTCGCAGATATCGACGCAGACGCGGTGATTACCGGAATCAAGATCACCACCAACCAAGATGTGAAGTGCCAATACGACGGTGGTGTTCCCGACGACTTCTCGGGAAGTACAGAGGACTACCTCGTACCAGCCGTAGGAGGCTCTGTAAGGCTCTATGCGGCCATCCTGCAATACAACGAGGACGATGGTACATTCCAGTACAGAGGTGGCCTTAGGAGCGCATCTGCGGGGGTTTCCATTGATCCTGCGGATTGGACAGTTTCTACAGGGGCAGCGAGTGGTGGGCAGTTCCCCGTCGAGGGCACGTTTACTGATACAGGTGTTGTGACGGAAATTGGGGGAGAGTTCGACACATTCTCTCTTGATGACATCACCCTAGAGAAGTTGAGCAACGGAGAGTACGCCTTGGCGTTCTTCGCTCGAACGGACGGGTACACACCAGCAGGCTACTCAGGTACGTGGAACACGTTTACGAACGTAGACTTCACCGCACGAGTTCAACTAGACCACCTCCAAATCTCGGTCTACTACACAGAACCGAGTGCGCGGTACTACATCACAGATGACGCTTCCACTGCCACCAACGTAATCAGTGCTGATTTGGTAAGCTATGTGACCACCTCAGGGTCTATTGCCAACCGCACAGGTGCGGGTAAGATGCAGTTCACCAACATCCAACCAGCAGCGGGAACCAAGACGACGATCCTCAAGGGGGATACTATCCACCCCGATCTGCTATCTATCTCAACAGCAACTATCTTGGCTAAGGTGGATGACAACGCAGGAGCCGACACAGGCGATGTGGGAATGGTTCTTAACGGACTCCCAACCAGACAAGACCTGATTGATGAAGCCTCTCGTTACCAATTCATCACCGCTAATTTCTACGCCAAGGATGATTGGGATGGATTCTACGGAGTAAGTGGTGCAGGTAAAGCCTTCTCCTTCGGAGAGTTCGTCCCCGAAGAAGCCGAAGGACTACAGCAGTACATCACCAAGATCACCACCAACACAATCACAGACGAGGATGACAAACCTCGACATATCGCTTTCCACAGCTACGCTCTAGCCCTTGGGTTCCGAGATGGTGTGGTTCGATTCTCTGTACCGGGTGAACCGGAGAACTTCTCGGGTACAGAAGGCGCAGCCGAGATCGGTGTGGGTGATAAGGTGACAGGGTTACTACCCCTTGTTGGGACAACTTTGGCTGTGTACTGTGAGAACAGTATCCACTCCATTGTGGGGACGGATGCTGAATCCTTCCAAGCTCAAGTCCTTGTACCAGAGAGCGGGGCAATCGAGTATACCGCTGTCAACATCGGAGGTATCCCGATCCATTGCGACACCAACGGAATCACCACCCTAGAACAGAGCCAGAAGTACGGCAACTTCCAAGGGTTCCGCCAAAGCGCAAAGATCAGTCCTTGGGTTATCCCACGGATGACTCGGGACTTAGACCTGTTTTCGTTAAACCAAGGGGCGGGCGTGGTGTGTGCCATCCCTGTACGATCCAAGAACCAATACCGCCTATTCTTCCGAGATGGGAGGGTACTGGTAATGACGATCAACGCAGATGGTTCCAATGCCTTTACATTCTCCCAATACTACCTAGGAAGCGGAACAGATGGGTACTTCGTCCCGTTCGCCCACTCATCCCAGATTGACGAGAACGGGAGGGAGAGGATTCACATGAGCCACTACTCCCCACACTCAACGGCAAACAGCAACTACGTCTACGAGTTTGACAGAGGGTGGAGTTTTGATGGTAATTGGTTCCCCGCCTATTTTACTACTAACTGGTTCTTCCGTAACCCTTTCCAAGTAACAACGGTAAACAAAGTGAGAGTGGATGGGTTGACAAGGGGATTGGGATATGGTAGGATTACAGTCGGTAAGGACTACGACGAAGATTCTTACACCATCAACGACCAAGATATTAGCCTACCATTCTCCCCAGCTTCTACAATGTGGGCAGATTACCGAGCAAAGGATGCAATGTCCAATGTGGCTAAATCGGGACGGTCACTCTCCTTCAAGGTGTTCAAAGACGAAGGGGAGACAATCATCCACCCACCCGTGTGTTACCAAGTCCTATTAGTCCAATATCGTCAAGGGGGTAAAGGGGACGCCTAGTGCGTCCTCTCTCCCACACAAGGAGGTAAACAGTGCCACTCAGCTACAGTGGATCATATACAGGCGGGGGTACTACGGGTACTCTTGCTACATCGGGTAACTATACCGATCCTCCCGTACCCCGTCAATCCCAAGCACAAGGGATTCAAGGTGCGGAGAATCGGGCGTATACTCGCCAAGTCACCAACAACGAGCTTGTCTCTAACCAACTCAACAACTTGATGAATCAGGAGGGAGCTTACCTCTCCAACGCTCGTAGACGAGGACTAGAACAAGCTAACCGTCGAGGGATGCTGAACTCGTCTATTGCCGCAGGGAGTGCGGAGCGAGCAGGGATTGAGGCAGCGATGCCTATTGCCTCTGCCGATGCCGCAGCTTACGGTACAGCGCAGACCCAGAATATGGAAGCGTTGAACCAGAACTTGATGCAACAGCGCGATATCATGAACCAGCAAGAGATGGCGCGCTGGAACAGCGTTGTGGCAGGGCAGTCCGCAGGTATGCAAGCCGCTATTGCTCGGGAGCAGATGGCTCTCGATTCCCAGATGCAACGTGAGCGCCTCGCTTACGAGGGAGAGCAAGCTGGTCTTGGACGCTATCACCAACTCGGTATGTCCAACACAGAGTACGGACAGCAGCTTGGTGCAATGGGGATGCAATATGGCCTCCAGAACCAGAACGCGGCAGCGCAAGACCAGCGTACCTTTGGGTACGGGGTGCAGTCCGCAGCACTTGCTCAGATGATGCAGACACAAGCTCAGTGGGATTTCAATGCGATGAATAATTTTTGGGATGACCCTGCATCAATAAACCCACAAGACATCGAGCTTTTTAGTAACATCGGACAAGCATTTACAGGTTCATCAATGAACTGGCTAAGTAACTTGTTTAACGGAGGTGGCTAATGGAACCGATCAGTATTAGCACCGCACTCATTAGTGCTGGTTCCTCCTTACTTGGTGGATTGTTTGGCTCTAAGTCAAACAAGAAACAAACCGAGATGGAGATTAAGGCACAAAAGGAAATAGTCGGGCTTCAAGGTTTAGAGGAACGTCGGAACTTCGAGTACCAAACCCAACTTGCTGACTACTACGATCAGCTTACCAAGCAACGAAAAGCTAAAGGGTTTGCCGACGCTGTAAAACATTTCGGAGGAAGTGGGGAACTATCACCATCCTATCAGCAAAGCCTATCTAAGCCCGGAGTCGGAGGGCTAACTTCCACTACAGGGGTAATCCCCGGACAGGCTCCGACAACTCAACCAAACACAGGAGTATTGCCACGTGCTCTCTAAAGGCCCGAAGATGGAAGAACCGATGGAAGATGGGGGGATGGAGGGGGCTTTTGACCAAGCCGATCTCGACATCGCTTCGTCTGCCATTGTATCAATGATACTGACCCCCGAAGGAAAAGAGGCATTTACTAAAGCAGTGTCAAGCCCTGAGCCTGTGAAAGCCATTGCTTGGATTCTTGCAAAGCTAATGGAATCTGTTATCGGACAGCTTGAAGGCTCTGGTATCAAAATCTCTCCCCAAGTGTGGTTGTCTCCCGATGGTGCCCTAGCCGAAGCCTCCCCCGTCCTGATTGGGTTGGCAGAGAAGATGGGTATTCCGTTGGATGAGCCAACCCTCGATGCTGTAGCCGCAGAGGTGTCTAAGCTGCTGGTACAACGAGGGGAGTCTATGCAACAGGAGCAAGGCGCACCACCGATGGCTGGGCCTGCTCCCTCACCGATGGGAGGGCAGCCTAATGTCATGGGGTGATCCGTGGGTTCAAGCGTTCCAAGGTGTCTCCCGCGCAGCGGAGAACTACGGGGCTATCAAATACAACGAACAGAAAGAAGCTCTAGCTAAGAAGGCACGAGAAGAAGCCGAGCGCCTAGCAAAAGAGAACGAGGTTGTCTGGAAAGGATTCTCCCCCGAAGGGGATTACATGGAGATGACTCGTGGACAGGCAATGGGTGGTGGTAAGTTGCCCGCCTTTGAACTTGACCGACAGAAGGCAGAGCAAGCTCGTCTCCAAGCAGAAGCAGAGGCTAAGGAACGGGAACAACAAGCGAAGATCGGGAGCTATGAAAGCCGCGCTGAGGCAGACCAAGCAAGGGCACAAGCCTCTTTGTCGAGGTCTGCTCTTGATGACGCAAAGCGTTCTCGTCCACAGGACTTCCGCTCACAAGGTGGAAGGGGAAGCGGGTTAGCGAAGCCAACCCCAACCCCGTCTGATGCAATTATCAAGAGTGTCCAAGAGGCCGCACAGCGAATGATCTCACAAGACGGCGCTGACCCTACGGAAATCAAGGAACGTCTGATGAGCATCTACCCACCTGAGCTAGTTGCGAAAGCCCTAGGGACGTACCGCGAACCGAGTGTGATGTCAGATTCGTTATTCTATACAAACCCAACAGTGGATGATCTTCTAGGATCGTACATCTCTAAGTAGGAGAAATAGATGGCTGTCAATCAGCGATTGTTGCAGCTAGAGAGTGCCCTTCAAAAAGCACACGCTCTAGGGAATACTGAACATGCTCGTGTGTTTGCCGAGGAGATTCAACGGCTGCGGCGGGCGCGAGGCGACACACCAGCACCATCCTATCAGCAGCCCGGAGTCGGGAACTTCCAGACTGAAACCTACAAGCAATCACTTGTGGATTCTCCGGTGGTTCCCGCCACTCCAGAGGAAGTAGAAGCGTATAACAAATCACAAGAGCAAAGCGGTTTCTTCGAGAACCTTGGAGCCAGCTTCGGGTCTACCACTGCTACGATGTCTGGTGCAGCCCCTGTAATCTCCGCTGGTGCCCAGCAAGCATTGTTGACCCCCGGCGAGTACACCGGCTATGTTGAGGACATGGATGCTCAAGGCAACCGCATCCTAGTCCCGCAGACGCGGGAAGAATACGACCGGACAGTGGGTGCTCTCCAGCAACAGACCCAAGCCCTTGAGCAACAGAAGGCTCGGGCTATGACGGAGAACATGCCGGGGATCATTGAAGCACAGAGGAAGGCCCAAGAGGTAGCTTCCCGCGATAATGGTTCTTGGGTGTCTCAGTTGGGCGCGGATATTGGCGGAGCACTCCCCAGCCAGCTACCAATGCTTGGTGCTGTAGCTGCGGGTGCTGTGACAGGGATTGCGACAAAGAACCCCGTTACCGCCGCAGCAGCGGCCAAGACAGCACAGACATTGCTCGCCACTGTTCCCGCTATGCAAGCGTACTCCAACGCTTACATTGCCCACATGCAGAAATACCCAGACGCTCCAGAGAGTGAGCACCAAGCCTATGCAGCGGCTCAAGCCTCTGTTGAGTTCGGATCAGAGGCATTGTTCCCCGGAGCAGGGGCAGCAAGCACGGTGTTTAAGACTGTCGGCAAGCGGGTTGGCACAGAGGTTCTTTCTGAGAACATAGCTTCGATTGGTGGTTCTGGTGTTGACTTGGCGATGGCCCCTGAGCTTGCTCCTAAGTCGTGGATGGAACAGCTAGAGGAACAGCGCAGGGCTACACTAGCATCCCTCGTAATGGGTGGCGGGATCGCACCTATCGGCGCTTCCCAAGCTACCGCAGACTTCAACAAGAAGAATGCACCGCCAATCGCAGAACCAACCCCAACGGGTGACTCTGCTATTGATGCGGGACAAGCAGCGGCAGCGGCTATCAGCCAGCAAGCGTCCGCACTAGGGATTCTTTCCAAACCACAAGTTGGGCCAGCGTCGGATATCACCACTCGCAGGACAACCAATCTTCCGATGACGTGGGCACCCGGTGTAGACCTTGACACCCCACAAGGGGAAGTGTCCCCTATTAACGGCGTTATCCCACAACAGCAAGGGGTACAATCCCCACCCGTAAAACCTAACCTCCCGATGACTTGGGCACGCGGTGTTGATTTGGAAACACCACAAGGTGCTGTTAGTGATATCCGCACACAGGCTACCACAGGCGATACGCCTATTGACAGCCCGATAGTACAGAGCACTGCGGAACAGGTAACAGCACTCTCCGATTCCTTGGTGTCCACAGAGACTCAACGCAAGGCAATCCAAGAGAAGCTGACGGAGACAATGACGCGGAAGGAACGGAAGGCTCTTAATGAGCAGGCCACCGCCCTTATCGCTAAAGAGAATGAGATCAAACTTAACCTCTCCAACCTCCAACAAGTTACACCTGAAACTAAAACACCATTCTCAGAAAGCCCAACCATCCTTGACGTGCAGCCCACCCAGCAACCCACGATCACGGATCAGTTGGTAGCAGCCAAGGAACAGGGGCAGGCACAACCACAGACGGGTCTTGTCCTCCCGATGACCAGAGCAGAGCGCGTAGCTCAAGCTAAGTCAACGGTAACAGCACCACAGACTACCCAAGTCGTCCCGACTACGATGGCAACTACCCCTCAAGTCACGGGACAAGTCGCAGGGCAAGTCACCCCCACTGTTGCTCCGCAACCTACGGGTGACACCTTTGTCAACGAAGAGACGGGGGAGGTGGAACGTCTCATCCCTGCCAACGATCCTGACCGCGTGGCACTAGAGGCAGCTATTGATAACATCGGAGCCAAGGGTAATACCCGCGCAAGCCGTGTTGATCTGAACCTTGCTGTGGATGCGTTGTCTAAGCGGGAAGGTGGGGACATTCGCGGGGTAACACGAGAGATCGTCCTTAACGGAATCCGTCGTGATAGTACCGTCAAGGGATTGTTCGCCACACTCAAGGCGATCTCCAATGCCAACAAGACCAGCAAGGAGAAGTTGTACACTGCTCCTGACGGTATTGAGAACATCATAGGGATGCTTGAGAACCACCCCATGCTTGCCGACTTGGAAGTTCAGGTGGTAGAGGATTTGAACTCTCTCCCAGAGAGCACAAGGAACCAGTACGTTGCTCGCAACAACGTGGTAGCGGGTGTCTATAACCCAAAGCTCCACAAGCTGTTCCTATCTGGTAAGGTGACAGGCGGCAACCTTGGTGGTAACTTCTCCACCGTGGTACACGAGATTGTTCACGCTGTCTCTAGTCGTGCTATTCACCTAGTGAAGTTCGGACTGTTGAAAGACCAACAGACAGTGCGTGCGGTAAAAGAGTTCCAGACTGTCTACGAACAGTTCTTGAAGCGCACTCGGGATGTGGATAGTTTCAACATCGCCTCTTACCAAAAGGAAGCAATCAAGTACGCGAAGTCAGACATCAACGAGTTCCTTACGATGTCGCTTACCTCCCCTGAGTTCCGCGATGCCACCAAGAACGTCGGGTTCTGGCGTCCTATCCTAGCGGCTGTCCGAAAGATTCTCCGTATCCCTCCGACCGATCAAGAGTTGTTTGACAACATGATTGAGAAGGGACTTGACCTGATTGAGTCCACCAAGAAATCAGCAGGGGAGATTCAACAGGCGTGGAAAGAGAATGTTACTGACGCTAAACAGAACCCGGATATAGCGATAGATGAAACCATTGAAGTAGATGGCGTACAACGCCCACGTGCCAACAGTAATGGACAACCCATTGAAGTTGACGACGAGAAGTTGACGAACTTCTGGAGATGGTTTGGCGACTCGAAAGTTGTAGATGCGCAAGGCAGGCCGCTTGTGGTTTATCACGGGACGACAAGTGATTTCAGTGAGTTCAAGCCCGGAAGCAAGGGCCTGATCTTCACGACCCCATCAGGGGCGCTCGCTTCTGATTTCATTTCGGGCACTGCACTCGACTCGACCCAAGGGGGGTTGAACGACGGCGCGAACTTGATGCCCGTTTATGCGAAAGCCGAAAACCCCTTCGACTTCGCTGTCAAGAAGCACGTTGATTCTGTCGCGGTCAAGGCGGGGCTGTCCCCTGCCGCCGTCAAAGAGGTCAAGCAAGGCAAATGGCAACGGATCGAAGACCGAACCATTCTCAGCGCCATTGAGTCTCGGGGCTTTGACGGTTTGTATGTTGCAGAAGGTGGGCAAAAGAACCTCGCGGTTTTCAACCCTGAGCAAATCAAATCCGCCATCGGCAACAGCGGCGACTACGATCTCCAAAACCCATCACAGGGTCAACCACACCCTGCCTCAGAGCTTCGTCTATAAGGGCTGCTACGGGCTTCTGTTTTGGGGTGAGGTCTTTAGCCTTGGTGTAGGCTGTTCCCAGCAGGTATCCCATTCC